CACAAGAGCTTTAGCAAGATCTATGGCAAATACGAAGCAAGTTAAAGCTGCAAACGTATTGAACAACGGACAAGTAACTACTGTAACAGGTGGAGACGGCGAATCTTTAATTGGAAACGCACACCCACTTGCAACTGGTGGAACTTTTTCTAATGTTCTTTCAACTGCTGCAGACTTAAACGAAACTTCGCTTGAGCAGTCGTTAATCGACATTGCTGGGTTCGTCGATGAAAGAGGACTAAAAATTGCAACGTCAGGCAGAAAAATGATAATTCCAAAAGAATTACAATTTACTGCTGAAAGATTGATGAAGTCCCCTCAAAGAGTCGGCACAGCAGATAACGACATCAACGCTATTAGAAGCATGGGAATGGTTCCAGAAGGATTTGTTGTAAACAACTTCCTTACTGACACTGACTCATATTTCTTATTGACTGATGTACCTAACGGGTTCAAACACTTTGTTAGATCACCAATCAAAACAGCGATGGAAGGTGATTTCGATACTGGTAACGTTAGATTCAAAGCTAGAGAAAGATACTCATACGGTTGGAGTGATCCAAGATGTGTATTTGGTAACGGAAATTTACCAACTAGCTAATACTAATTACAGTATTAACAATTAATAATTAGGGGCGGTGCAATTTGCATCGCCCCTTTTTTTATGCTACTAGGGGATATGGAAATTCTTAAAGAAATTGTCTCCGAAATTCCTCAAAAATATTTTTTCATAAAAGCTAAAATAGATATTGATTCAGAATATTTAATTAAAAAAATTGAAGAGGGAATTAAATTAGAAAATAATTTAAATTATAAAACTAATGTTAAAGGTTTGGTAACATCTTGGGATTATTTTTTAACCGACGAAAAATTTCTAGTGCCTTTATTGAATATATTAAATTTATATGATGATTTAGCCGCTAAACATCATTATTTTAAAAAGAATTATTTCTTAAAAGATGCATGGGGTATTAAAGAAAATCAATCTCATTATACTATGAGACATGATCATATTCCCTCACTTGCATCGGGGGTTATTTATTTAAATAAACACCCCCAAAAGTTACATTTTCATCAAATTAATGAAATAGTAGATTGTTTTGAGGGTTCTTTTTGCCTTTTTTCTTCTTTTCTAGACCACAATAGCTACCCCTGGCGAAACTTAAATACAGAACCTAGATACGGTATATCCTTTAATTTACATGAGAAAGAAACTACTAAGTAGTAGAAAGTCCAGTATTTTTATTGTATAATTTTGACACTATACAATTAATCAGAACATAGACGAGTATAGTCGACGGCCTAGAGACTATGTTCAGAAACTAGGAGGATATTATGGGCGTAACTACATTTTCGGGACCGGTAAAAGCGGGAACCGTAAGAGAAGGAGCGAGCGCAAATTTGGGATTTGTAAAAATGTCTCAAAGTGCAGCTTACACTCAATCAACTGCAGCAGCGAGTACAGGAATTATAATTCCAGCTAACTCACAAATAACAGAAATTACTGTTTATATTACAACTGCTTGTGATGGTGCTTCTCAAAACTTAAGTGTTGGCACAAGTTCTGCTTCAACTGAACTATTTACAGCATTGGCTTTAGGAACAGATCCTGATGTTATTAAATTTGGTTCAGGTGGAACTATTACAGATGCAGATGCTTGGGCTGATGTTGGATCAAGTGATGTAACAATTTATGTTGATACATCTGCTGGTTCAGCTGGTAGAGGTTTTATTACTGTGGATTATATACAAAATAATAATCTTGCATAATAACTAAAAAATTGTGAGCTCCTCCGGGAGCTCACGTAAAATTAAAAAGGAGAAAAATTATGGCAGGCGGAGGATCGTTTACAAGTGATCAATCGGTAGCCCACGCAACAGGTGACGGACAAATGATTCCTACAACCCAAAGAGCTAGAATAACTTCTATTCAAGCTGAAGGTATAGCGAATTCAGTTATTGTTTTTAAAACTGGAGGCTCTGGTGGGACTGCAATTGCTACATATAAATTTGGTACAGAAGGTATGAATTTATTCTTACCTGGCTCAGGAATTCTATTTAAAGAAGGAGTTTATTTAGATTTGACAAACACCCCTGGTGTGACTATTACTTATACGTAATAATTAAATCTAAACGGAGGTGTGAGTTGCAAGTAATTGCAAATTATTTAAACACTGAAGAACATCTTAAAATTAAAAATTTTGTAGAATCTTCCGATATTGATTGGTATTTTAACAAAAATACTACACACCATAAAAAGAGTCCTTTTCAATATGTACATCCGCTTTATAATGCGGATGTACCTCGAAATCATATTAATATACTAAATCCTATTTTATCAAAAATACAACCTTTAAGCTTAATCAGAGCTAAAGTTAATTGTACATTTAAAACAAATGAGCATGTAGATACAGGTAGTCACAATGACTATTCTAATGATTCTTTAAAATCAGCGGTTTATTTTGTAAACAATAATAATGGCTATTTAAAAA